GATTAAGGGCGATAGAGGTATTGCTGGATATTTAATGCCAATGCCTAAAGAATTGAACAACACAACATCTCCAGCAAGAATCGTAACTCAAGAAGAGTACGATAAACATCAAGAGAGTAAAGCTGAAGACCATTGGTCACGCTATCTAACTCAAGAAATGTCTGATGATTTAAAAAGCAAATATCAATATGACAATTGGTACGATTGGTCAATATTTCATCTTGGTACAAAATGGGGATGTTATGATAACGAAATGGAAGATGGTACTTACACATTTACAACTGCTTGGTCTCCATTATCTAATGACATAATTGAATTATTAGCAAAAGAAATTCCAGACTTTGAATATAGTTGGGAAGAAGAGCAAGGATGGGGAGGTAATGTGGAATATAAAGATGGCGTTTGTATACGTGCATTTGAATATGATGTACCTCAATGGAGTGAAGAGATATGCTTTTACATAGATGAATTAGGAGTTATAAAAAAGGAATCCGATTTAAACAAACTTTCTTGGGATAAAACTGAATTAGGAAAAGGACATAAGTTTAATATGGTAGAAGAGTCGGGTAAAAGGTGGGCAAGTTATTGTGAGATTGCTTTTTTAGAGGTTGCACACGATGATGGAGACAATGTATCTGAAACTGGATGGTACTACTCCTACAATCTTAGTGATTTTTTAGGAAAAACCATTAGAGAGTCCCTACAAACTATTGAGTCTCATAGCCAAAGTCCAAACGATGATATCGTAGAGGTAAGACAAGAACGAAATCCAATCATATGGGGTTAGGATATAATGACAGAGAGAACGAATTGGAGAGAAAAATCTTAAAAGAGAAGTTAAGATCTAAACCTAACTATAAATTTATTAGGTGGTTACAACAACTTAATTTAAAAGATTTTCTTAAATCCAAAAAGAAAAAATAACTCTTTTGTTTAGATTATACGAAAGTTTTTGTATAGTTTCGCAAAGGTTATTTTAATTATTAACATAAAAAGAAGGAGAGTCGGCGTATTGCCAAAATAATCAATTAGATTTTTATTTTCTTTCACTCTCCTTCTTTTTATTAATTATATTATATGAAAAAACTAACTGATTACCTTATTTCAGATTTAAAACAAAAAAGATATTTAAAAGAATTAACAGATTCAATGTTTATTGATATGGATGACTATTTTAAAAGAAGTGGTCAAATAGAATCTAACGAAAACATTCTTTATATGACACCAAAATACAGACGTAAACAAATAGAGAAAATCTACAACGATATGTCTAGATACAAATTAAAAAATTACTATGAGCCAAGAAAATAATACAGAAAAAGTACCACATTATTATGTAGGTACAAATCCAAAAAGAAATTACCAAGCAAGGTATGTGGTCAGTGATTTTGATTGCACTTACAATATTGGTACGGCAGTGACTTATTGCCTCCGTAGTTCAAGAAAGCACGATACCCCAATACAAGACTTGTACAAAGCTATAGCCCATCTAGAATTTGAAATTGAACGACTAAAAGAGATTAAATGAAAAAAGAAATATTTAATAATTACGCAACTGCCATAGCACAACAATTTCATCTACAACTTGATGATGTGTTTACTAAAAGCAGAAAAAGAGAATTGGTTGATGCAAGACAAATGTTGTATTACCTATGTATGGAACGACCTATCCGAGTGGCATATATCAAGAGATTCATGAGTGAAGCTGGACTAGATGTTGCTTACACTACCATTATACATGGATACAAGAAAGCAAAGGCTTTAATAGACAATGATAGTGACTATCAACATATGATAGATAAGATACAAGAAAATGTATAGCATAAAAGAGGTGTACATACAAGCATTGGAAGATAAAACTGCAATACATCAAGTATTACAGAACGGAGATAGCATAATAAACATGGGGGTTAAAATTCAAAAATTTAACGATTTCATAGAGATATTAAACTGCTCTAAAGGAGGTGATTACTTTACTAGCTTCAGTGATCATGAGTACGAACTAATTTTAAAGGAAGGGTGGAAGGTCGGATGTATAAAGACTGCAATGAACAACTGCTTACATAAGCTAAACCTTATTGAAAGTAAGATGAAAATTGAGGTAAACACTAGAAAAAACGACAAGCACATTCAGAATTTAAAAAATAGAAGAGAGAGTATCTTAATCAAATACTCAAAACACAATAACAAATTAATTAAAATCAAAACTAATGGAAAATAAAAACATTTACAAAGCCCTAGCTAATTTTCAGCAAGAAGTTCCAGTATTATTAAGAGGTACTGATGGATATGGATACAAGTATATTAAGCTTGAGCATATCATAACGCAAATTAATCCTATATTAAAAAAACATAATCTTGGATTTACCCAGTGCCTTGATGGAGAGGGAAATTATTTCGGACTTACGACAACTGTCTTTCATCACCCTTCGGGTGAAAGTATTATAGCTTCCACTACAATACCAGAATGCGATATGAAAGGTATGAATAAATATCAGTCAGCAGGAGCAGGGTTAACTTATTTTAGAAGATATGCTTTATCATCTATGTTAGGTATTATAACAGATGCTGACACAGATGCAAAAATATATACCTCAACTCCTCAATCAACGCCAAAAGCTGAGCCAAAAAAAGCTGAGCATTGGGTACTAGACATCGGAGATGAGAAGTGGGATGGGATATTAGGTTATATTGCTCAAAACAAGCAATTAGGATTACCTACAATTATAAAGAATCTTGAGGCTAGATACAAGATTAAAGCTTCTGTAAAGAGGGAAATGTCTAAACACGTATAGTTATGAAAAAATTCAAAGCACCCGTAAACTATCACGAAGAAGTAGTAGCTAAAATATCTGCGAAACTTAAAGATGACAAGGCGTATTATGGAGAGTATGGTCGACAATGGTTGTCAAACTCTGACTTGTATTCGTTGTTAAACGATCCTAAAACATTTAGACAACCTCAAAAGACTACAAAAGCAATGATAGAAGGTAGTTATCTGCATCACGCAATGCTTGAGCCAGAGAAATTATCTGACTATGAGATTCTGCCAGTAGCAAGTAGAAATACAAAGCTATACAAGGAAGCTGTAGCAGAATCAGACCAAGAAATTTTGCTGTTGCAGTCTGAGGTAGATAATATAGAGAAATGTATACAAGCTATGAAAAGCAATATAGATTTTTGTGAGAACATATATAAAATCGGCAATAAATTTGAAGTACCTAGTGTAGGCACAGTTGCTGGTATGGACTTTAAAGGTAAGGCTGACATCGTATGTGATGAATGCCTTATAGATATTAAAACCACATCTAACATAAAAGACTTTAAGTATAGTGCTAGAAAGTATAACTATGATAGTCAAGCTTTTATTTACCAAAAATTATTTGGTAGGCATCTTAAGTTTTATGTGGTTGATAAGACCACACATCAACTGGGGATATTTAATCCAACTCAAGAATTTTTAGATAGAGGAAGAGACAAGGTTAAATTAGCTATAACAATTTATGACCAGTTTTTCGGAGAATTTAAGACTAACGATATTAATCAATACATATCTTATGAAGATCTTTAAAATGATAAAGGAGTTTATTACACCTCCTAATACTATTATGTGGATACAAGTTCCAATGTCTGCTAATAGTAAAGATGATAAGACAGACATTATCATCGCAACAATTAATCAATTGGAGCAAACTATTAAAATAAATAAAAAATGACAGATAAAATTTATGTAGGAAGTGGGGTATCAAAATTTGATGGAGACCAAGTGGCGTGTAGCCTTTGTTTGACAGATATACCTCAAGAACATATGTTTGAGTACAACGGAAAAAAATATATCAAACTAATTGTTCAGAAAAAACGTGAAGCAGACCAATATGGAAAGACTCACTATGTTGCAATTGATACTTGGAAGCCTGAAGCTAAAGCTGAAGAAAAAGTTGTAAAGCAAGAGCCAGACTTACCATTTTAACTAGAACAAGAGTAGGGAGCAAGGAAATATTTGCTCTCTATTCTTTTTTTTTATAAAAAATATACATATCTTCACATTCTTATCAAATTATTAACATTCCAATCAAATTTCTATGAAAATAACCATATTCAAGAACATTAAAAAAACATCCCAACCTTTCTACGTAGATGTCTCCAAAATATTAATAAGGATACAAGAAGGAAAATCAAAAGATTTAGTGAAAAAAATAAGACTAGAGAAAGACAAGTCAAAAAGAAATTTAATAAAGCAATTATTACCTGCAATTTGTTTTAGTGGTCAATTTACAAAAAGAAATGATAACTCTTTGAACATACATAGTGGGCTAATATGTTTAGATTTTGATGGCTACACATCTAATAAAGAGTTGTTACAAGAAAAGGAAAGATTATCAAAAAACAAATTTATATATTCTGTTTTTGTAAGTCCAAGTGGGTTAGGGCTTAAGGCATTGGTTAAGATCCCAACTGACGTTGAAAATCATAAAGGGTACTTTTTAGCTTTACAAAAACATTTTGATTCACCAAACTTTGATAAGACATCAAAAAATATATCTAGAGTTTGTTATGAGTCATATGACCCCTTGATTTATATTAATACCTTATCAAGTATATGGGATGAAATTGGGCAGCAGGAGTATTCAGAAATTAAGAAAAACCAAGATTTACCTACAATACCTATCACAGATGAAAACAAAATTGTTGAAATATTATTAAAGTGGTGGACAAAGAAGTACGGAATGATAGATGGAGAACGCAACAATAATGTTTACATATTAGCTTCAGCTTTTAATGATTTTGGTGTTAACCAAAACCTTACTGAATATGTTATAAACCGATTTGCTACACAAGATTTTAATGAATCAGAAGTAAAGAGAACAATACAATCGGCATACTCAAATAAGCATAACTTTGGAACTAAATACTATCAAGATGATGAAAAAGTAAACCAAGTAAAGGAGAAATTAAAACGAGGAGTATCAAAAAAAGAAATTAGATCTCAATTAGAAGAGTCCAATATTGAGGTCGGTGTAGCAGATAATGTGATTAACAGACTTGAAGAAGAACAAGCTAATCACAAATTTTGGACTAAAAATGAAAAAGGAACGATTAAAATAGTACAAATTTTATTTAAGAAATTTTTAGAAGAAAATGGTTTTTATAAATTTAACCCCGAAGGCAGTAAAAGTTATGTCTTTGTTAAAGTAACAAATAATCTTATTGATCATACATCAGAGAAGGAATTAAAAGATTTTATACTTAATTATTTAGAAAGTATTGATGATTATAGCGTATACAATTATTTTGCAGAGAATACAAGATATTTTAGAGAGGAGTTTTTGACTCTTTTAGCATCAATAGATGTATATTTTATAGAAGACAATAAAGAAACTGCGTACTTGTACTATAAGAATAGTGCAGTAAAAATAACTAAAGATAAAGTTATTATGATAGACTATCTAGATTTAGGTGGTTATGTATGGAAAGATCATGTTATAGATAGAACTTTTAATATTTGTGAGTCAAAAGAATGTGACTATAGAGTTTTTATATCTAATATTTGTAAAAGTAGTAATGGGCGTATTGAGTCTATGAGGTCTACAATAGGATACCTACTACATGGATGGAAAAATCTATCTTATAGCCCTGCTACTATCTTAAACGATGAAGTCATCTCAGAAAACCCAGAGGGTGGTACTGGTAAAGGACTATTTATGAATGGTTTGTCTCATATGAAAAAACTTGTAGTAATAGATGGTAAATCATTTAACTTTGACAAAAGCTTTGCTTATCAATTAGTCTCTGCTGATACTCAAATATTGTGTTTTGATGATGTAAAAAAATCTTTTGATTTTGAAAGATTGTTTTCTGTAGTTACAGAAGGTTTGACCCTTGAGAAGAAAAATCAAGACTCAATTAAAATACCTTTTAGTAAAAGTCCTAAAGTAGCTATTACTACAAACTATGCAATTAATGGAGAGGGAACAAGTTTTGAACGCAGGAAATGGGAATTAGAATTAACACAACACTATACAAAAGACTTTACACCATTGGTAGAGTTTGGGAAACTAATGTTTGGAGAGTGGGATGATGATGAGTGGTGTCAGTTTGATAATTATATGATTTCCAATTTGCAATTATATTTAGATAAAGGACTACTAAAAAGTGAGTTTGTTAATCTTGAAGTTAGAAAGTTAGGTCGTAAAACGACTTACGATTTTATGGAGTGGTGTGGTATATTAAACAACACAGAGAAAGATAAATTTGAATTTGATAAAAGAATGTATATGAATGATTTCTATAATGATTACACAACAGAGAACAATATACCTGCGTATGGTAAAGATGCTATATCAAGAACTAAATTTAACAAATGGTTAATGTCTTATGCTGCATATAAAAATAATTTAACGACTACAAATGGGAGAGATATGATTGGTAAGTGGTTTTCTTTTTCTATTAAAAAAAAGGGAGATGAAATTTAGAGATTACCAACTAGAAATAATCAATAAAGGATCATCTATAATAAAAACAAAAGGGTTTTTATATTTAGCCATGGAAGTAAGGACAGGTAAAACTTTGACTAGCCTGGGCATTTTAAATGA